ATATGATTTTCAAGAAAGATTAGAACATGACATATTAGGAGTACCGGTAATTGGCTATACTGACTTTGGTTTAATAGCTCCTCAACTACCACCAGATCAATCAGAAGATCATTATTTTAAAGTTGATTTAAAAACATCTGGAAAAATGACAAATCAATTATCTCATTCAATTAAATTACAACAAATGTTTTATGCAAAAGTTTCAAATGTAGAGAATAGAGTTTTATATTCAATGTGTGTAAATGAAAAAAAAGATAAAAAAACAAAAAGAGTTAATAAAACAAAATGGTTTAATTTACCAAACGATCCTACATATAATAAAATTTTTGAAGATATGATAATTGCTTTACATAGTTTTTTATCATCATGTGAAAATAAAGAACACATGAGAAAAAAAATTGTTCCAAACTTAGATAGTTGGGTTTGGGATAGAAACCCTAAAGAAACTGAAATTAGAAAAGAGTTATGGGGTTATTAATAAACACTTTAACAAATCCACAAAAACACATGATGTTTGTACACTTAACATTTTGTGTTTGTTTGTTAAAGTTAGGAGGTAAGATGAAGTTTCAAAATTCCTTTAATTTGCGTCTTACCTCCGATTAACAAAGGAGATAGTTAATGAGTACAATGAATGAAGCATTAGAGAATGTAAACTACGATCAGTTAAATGATTGGGAAAGAGGTTTTTATGACGATCAAAAAGGTAAGTCGTATGCACCCTCCCCTAAACAATTAGCTATTATAAATAAAATGCCAAAGAAAAATGGTGGAAGTAATAACCAAAATACATCATTTAATCATGGATCAAATGTAAAATCAGAGCCTACAAAAACTGCATCTGATGTTGATGGTATGATTTTTGAATTAGGAGAGATTGTTGAAAAACTAAAAGGTTTTGATTGGTACAATAGGTTAGGCGATGATGCACAGCAAAAACACGCAACAACAATCTTTTTAGCTATGAGGAAACAAAATGGGTATTAATACAGATAAAATAGAAAAGATACTTAGAACTTCTTATGGTTGGGATAGGTTTCCTATGAATGAAGATTTGTCTAAACCTAAAAGAAAAAGAAAAAAGAAAAATGTTATTAGTTTATTTAACTCTAAAAAGAATGTTAAAACACATCAAGGTATTTAGGGATTTTTGGTGGGATGACCTCACTTTATCACAAACAGAACAATGTTTTGTTTGTGGTGAATGGGGAGCAGATATTCATCACTTATCAGCTAAATCTATGGGTGGGAGTAAATGCAAAGATTACATTGAAAATCTTGTTTGTCTTTGTCGTAAGCACCATGAAAAATGCCATAATGATAAAGAATTTAATAATACTGTGAGAATAGATAATCTTCGCAGAATAGCAGATAAATTAGAAATGAGTAATTAATGGTAAATGACTACGCAATAATACATAAAGGTTTTACAGATAGTTTAATTGATGATGTAATATTTTCAATTATTGTTTGTTACAAAAAGAATAAATTTTACAAAATTTTTAGATTTAAAAAAAATGAAAATATTAAATATGAAGATTTGTGTAAATTGATTGCAAAAAAAATTAAAATAAAAACTAATAATATTTATTTCAATAATATAACATCTTTGTTTTTACAAATTAACAATATATGCAAATATAAGTAACCTATGACATTTTATAAAAAAAATATTTTTGATCCTGTAGCTATGATTAATGAAACAGTTGCTTTAGGCGAACAATGGGCCAATGATAAAACAGCCTACGAAACATTAAAAGATACCGAAGCTAGTTTAAAAAGTAAAATATTTGAACAATTAAAAAATAAAGGTCATAATTCTACATCGGCAAAAGAGCTTATAGCCAATCAAGAAGAATTTAAAACACATATTGAATTAAAAAAAGACATAATAAAAAAATTTTTAGTATCGCAAGTTAAATACGAGTCTAAGAAAAAACTTGATGATCTTTTACAAACAGATGAAGTTAATAAAAGACATGAAATGAAAATGTCTGGGTATCAAACATGATTGTAAATGTAAAAAGTTCTTGGCAGGGAAAAGTTGCAATACGCAGTATCTATATTGATAAAGCTAAAAGGAATAAGGAAGATATAATTATTAAGGTAGGAAAAGATGAAATGCTATTACCACAATCTAGGTTTACGCCTTTGTGGTCCAGAGAGGTATTTGATAAATTTAGTCCTAACAAACAAGAGTTGTATTATTATGAATGGAAACCAAAAGATGAAAGGCAAGGTGAACTATTATGAATGAAATAAGATTATATAGAAAAGATTTAGCTAGTGAATTTAATATATCACAAAGAACATTGGATAAAAACTTATTAAATTTACAAAAAAATTTTCCAGATAATGAAAGTTTATTTAGATATATTGGAAACAAACAATATTTTGTAAAAAAAGATATAGATGAAATTTTAAATTTGTTTTCAACTATAAAAAAAAACAGTTTGAAAAGTAATGATTGAAATACTTACATTTATTGAAGAATTAAAAAATATAAAAAAATTAGATAAGGAAAGTGTTAATAAAGCTATTGATATAGTTATACAAAAATATGAAAAAATTATTGAAAGTAATGAAAAAGCACATAGTCCAAGAACTGAAGATCCAAAGATCTTTAACTAACTAAATACTCTATATTTTTAATTACCCCTTTTGGGATGACTTGAGATCTACCATATAGATCATCTTCATCATGGGTATCTTTATCAGCTAGTATAACTATAAATTCATCATTTTCTAAATAAAGCCAACCAAGAGAGTCTACTGAACAAACTTTAGATTTATCTAAATCTTCTTTCTCTATCCATCCACCAACTGAGTTTTCATTGGTATCAAGCCAGGTTACTTTGACGATTTTATCTGACGAAAGTTTTGACATTTTTTGGTTTCTTTCCTGTATTCTTTGCTTTTCTTTTTCTAGCAACTGCTGATCTCTTTTGACTTTCGGTCATTCTGGATGCTACAGCTTTAGGAACACATTTAGGATATTTGCGTTTAGAACCTTTAGCAGATTTTCTACCACACTTTTGATATTTACCATTTTTCTTTTTAGATCCAATATCAACCCAATCCTCTTTGAACCATTTAGTTAAGCCACCAGATGCCCTGCTCATGCTTTTTTAGTCCTGTAACCACCACCACGCTTTTTGTATGTTCTAACAAGCCACGCATTGGCATAGGCAGATGGATAAACTTTAAACTTTCGTTTAGCCTCTGCCTTTACTCTTGAGTACAAAGCCTTATTGGTTGGTACATTCTTAGTTGCCATTACTTCTTCTTTTTACCTTTAGCTCTTTTTTTCATAGCTCTTTTTTTCATAGCTTTTTTGCTACCTTTAGTTTTAGCTCTTTTTTTCATGCCTCTTGCCATGTCGTAATCTCCTATATTGTCTACGCTTGTTTACAGTTCCATCATAATAATCTTTTGGCCAACTATTATAATATCCTGTTTTTGTTAGTTGAGAACTTGCTCTCTCTAACTCATCAAATGATTGTATTAGAACCATAAGAAACTCATTGTCTGGTTGCCAGGAAGTATCTTCAAGAAACTCTATGGCTTCCTCTTCTTCTTCATCTTCTGGATGAAAACACATTAAATAAACATCTTGAGGTACAAACACATGATTTAATGCGTGAATGTAATCATGTAGTTCATCGGCAGATACGGATAAATCATTACAAGCCACTATGCAGATCTGATCTTCTGTATCTTTAAAATTATTTGCTTGTCTTATTACTATATCAATAAGTGTTTCTGCTTCGCTGTGTTCTACAATAGATATTTTTTTATCTAGTCTAGTGCGTTTAGCAAAAGGACAAACCGGAAGATTATTTAGATGTTTGCTAGGGAGTTCTAAAAAATCTTTGGACCACGAAAGTATGTCCTTCGTTATAGATCTCACTTCTTCTTTTTCTTTTTCTTCTTCCCTAACTTTTTAAGATCTGCTCCTGTTATTTTTCCGTATGGAGGAGCAACATCAATCTTCTTTTGTTTTTTTGTTAATCTTCTAGGCATTAGCAGTTCCACATCTTTCTACTCCAGTAATTAGCTGAGAGTTTGTTGTTTTTACCTTTGATCCCACCAGATCTTGCACAATAAGATTTCTTCCTTGCAGGATTATTTTTTTTGATAGATAGATTTTTATCACCAAAATTTATTTTTTTGACATTTCCACTTTTTGGATCACGCACAAAAACTTTAAACTTCTTAACATCGCCACGCATGGGCTTATTAAGTTTAACTGTTCTTCCCTGATATATTGCCATCTTTTGCTTCTTCTTTCACTTGTTCAAATGATTTCTTATTGTTTAGATATTCCATGCGAATATTCATTTTATCTTCGTAGGCTTTTTCTAATCTCTCTAATAAAAATTTATTTTGTTTTCTTAGTTCTTTAATGATTTTATCGTCACTCATTTTTTACCAAAGAATTTTGTTGCACCTTTGATACCAAATGATGCTGATACAATTACACCTAAAGTATACTTGTACCAATCTGGAGCTTGATTTAATGCTTGGAAACCATTAAAAACAATATCTCTTCCCCAATCACCACAAAAACTTAAAATTAATGGAATACTAAAAAGTAAAACTAGCCACTCATCTTTCCAAGAACCTTGTGTATTTTTGATTGCTTCAAGATCCCAATCTACTTCACCTTTAATTTGTTTTTCCATTAAAGATGTTTTAGCTTTTATTTCTGTAATCTTATGTTCTGCTTTTGCTTTTTTTGTATCTACAAATCCTTTTACTGAACTACCTATTACATCAACAAGTGGTCCAACTAATAAATTTAACATTAAAATTAACCTTTCAATTTTTCGCAGAAAATCTTGTGGATAAAAAAAATCACCCTAAGTAAACTGCGGTGTTGCGAGTAAAAAAAAATTACTCAAAAAAAACTATTTTCATCTTTTTTTGCCAAGAGGTCACAGTTTATTCTGCGATAAAAAAAAATATTTGGCAGATTTTGATTCCAAAAAATTTTGGTCAAAAGATTTTTTTCGTAAAACATGATAAAATGGTTTTGTATTAAAAATGACTTCATAAGTCATAAGTAAATACTGCTCTTTAAAAAGTGAATATGACTCTCAAATGAAAGCGAGTAGCTTATGATTAAAAGTAAAATTAAATATCAACCTGTTGTTAGTTTTGCAGTAGGTTTTGATAAATTTATGTTTGATGAAAAAAATCAAGAATGGATTTACATAGATAGATTTCATAGTGAAATTAACTTTGATGAAGTTTTTTTCCGTTATGAATCTAGTGGTAAACATTGTAAAAGTTTGGTTAAAAAATTTATTATTAATGATTATCCAAGCATCAAAACAGACCAAATAGATTGGATTGATTTTGATGAATATTTATAAAATCAGATAAGCTGATTAATTAACTCAGAGTCATATTCCTTTTAAAGATCTCTCATTAATAAAGCCATCCATGAAGCTCTGCTAGGAGTTTGATTAGCCCATCTACTGTCCATCATGCTGTCACTAGCCAAGACATAGTTTTGATCTTCAAGGTTTGCTTTTAAATTTTTAAATTGATGTAAGCTACTTCCCATTTGATAAGCCATTTCAATTAATATGGTAAAGGCTTCTGGTTTAATTATATCTGGATTAATATAAGACTTAGCCATGTCTAGTGCGTTTTCAAAATCTTTTTCAAAGATCTCATCCCAACCTTCTTTAGTTGTTGGTGCTTCTTCTCCAGGTAAAAGTTTATGGCCATAACCTCCGGTCCAAAAATCTTCTTTGACTTTCTTACCATCTTTAGTTTTGTAAGATAATTGATAAGGTTCTAATTTAAAACCTTCATGCTTTTTTATTCTTTCTTTGAGTTCTTCGTACATTCTATTAGTTTCTCCAAATACCATTTAGCTTTTTCTAAATCTTCTATTCCGTTTTTGTTTTTATATCTGGTGACATATTTTATAATGTTACCTTCTAAAAAATTCATGTCATATTCAATAATAAAATCAGTAACTTGTATGGATTTTTTATAATAAGGTGGATTAATTTTATCCATGAAGTTTACCGGTCCATTTCCCTTTATCATCTAATGGCATTGTGTGTATGTGTGGTTCACAATTAACAATGCTACCTACTGAAATAATAGGTCTTTTAATAAAATTTTTTCCATACTTAAATGCTTCATGCTTTGGATCTATTGAGCATCCTACACATAAGGCAAAATTAAGATATGTTGGGGAGGACCAAAACTCTAATGATGATTTGGTATGTTGATGACCACATACATAGCTCATACCAAGTTCTTTAGAACTAGCTAAAGCATTGGCTTTGAAATGATGTGTGAAAAAAACTTTTGTTTTGTTGGGGAGGGAAACGACTAACTTATCATGCCAAGTCCAGTTCCATTTAGGATTGATAGCAAGTATGTCGTTTATGTGTTTGATAAATGAATTAGGTATTGCTGATTTCTCTGCTAATTTTTGTATGCGTATATCATGGTTTCCCCACAATATAGGCATAGGACATTTAAAAATTTTTCTAAGATCTTTTATATTTTTTCTAGCAAGATCTAATTCATATTTAATGTTTGGTAACTCTGGTGAATGTAAATGCTGTGATATACTATGTGCATCTATAAGATCGCCAATATGAACTACCATACTTGGTTTTATTTTATCTCTTATTTTCTTTATCCAAGAAAAGTATTCTTTCTTAGCATAAGGAAAATGCGTGTCTGATAATATCAGAATAGATTTTGTATTCATCCGGTCCTTGTTAAAGTGCGGAAATTATTTAATAAGTTTTATAAATATCCAAATGGCCGATAGTATGCCACCTATAAACAAAGCTACTTTGAGTCCGCCTATTCCCATGTTAGCGTTGCGATTAAGATCTCTTATTTGTTTTTGCATTATCGTAATATCTTCTCGTATGTATTTGACATCTGTTTTTAATTCAGCAACATCTTTTTCCCAATCAGACATTATGTACCTTGCACCATGCTATCAAATTTTTTTATAGGATATGAATCAACTTCAAAACATATTGAACTAAAATGTGCTGTGTCATCACCTCTACTTTTAGCAATTTGTTTAAATTCTTCTACATACAATTCAGTTGATGACAAACAAGTTTGCATATTTGGATATAAATAACCTGTGTATCTTACAGACTCCCAACCAGGCATTGTGGTTATTATTATTGCCATCACTAATTTAATCATTAGTTTTTCTTCTCTAAAATTTTTTTAATTTTCATATTACCCTCGTAATCTTCTTCTAATTGTGCTTTTACAAGTGAACATTCATAACGAATTACATTCTCTCTTTTTTCAGAAAGATTACGCTGTGCTTCTCTTTTAAGTTGCAAACAGTTTGACATTCCTTCTGTCATCATGTGGCCATCTAAACTTGAATTAACATACATTATTAATGCAAAAACTGTTTCAACCACCATTTTGTCTAACCTTGTCTTTTATTTGTTCTATGCTTTCTAGTGCTTTATTCATGTCTGTTTGAAGTCTAGTTATGTTTACTTTGTTGTGGCTCATATCTTCTAGTTGCTCTTGTATCTTTTCAACTTGACCACTTGTAAATTCTAGGAGCATATACAATTCTTGATTTACTGGAGTTTGCTCTGCCTTTTTTAAAAGATCAGCTTCCATTAATTGTCTTGCAGTTTCTAATTGAGTTAATCTGGTTGTTAGATCGCTATATCCTAGTATTCCAATTCCTATTGCCATAATTAATGCGATTAGATTTCGCATTGGCATACTTATCGCTGTATTGTCGGATATTTTCATCTACCACAAGTACACATTTCTTCGTTACCACCGCAATCTTCACATTTAGGATTAATCATAGTTTATCCATTTCTGCTTTAACTTTTGTCCATGTTATTTCTGAATGAGGACAAGTTGTTGATTGAATTGCACTTCCATTACTATCAACACCTGTGTTCCATAAAACTTTATTAAAATTACTTTCATTTTCAACTGGTGAAACTAAAGTAAATTCTGTTCCCTCTTTTAAAATTCTAATTGCTTTAATAAATTTATCTGAATTTGTCATTATGCTAATACCTCCATTAAAGTAATTCCACATTCATTAACATTGTGTGGACAAGCAAAAGAAACATTAGAAGCACCAGATTTAATTTGTACTTTGTATGTTAAACTGCTTGTGCTTGACGGAGTATCTAAAATACTCATAGTCCACATATCATGATTGTACTTCATGTAACCATTAAGTCTGTTACTTTCAGAAACAGTAGTTGAATCTCTTAAAACTCTAACACTACCATAACTGGTACTGCTTTCGTAATCTACATTGGAAACTTGTGCATGATATAAAAGTAAAATTTTTGAAGAAGTTGCACTTGGAGTAATGCTTAAAGTTAATCCCGCTACATCAACATAACTTGTTGAAGTAGTCAAAACACCATCACTACCACTTCCTGTTTCTGCTGAGTTATTATTTATTTCAACAGTTTTAACTTGACCAATCTTACCACCGCTAAATCTTGCAGAGTTTAATGTTCCACTAGATATATTACTTGCATTAAGGGAAGTTAAATTTGCTCCGCTTATTGCAGGTAAACTTCCAATCCCTGTGCTTCGTACTGTTGTTAATGCCATTTTATGCTCCTATTAGTTTTACAATGCTAAATTGACAATCAGAAACAGTAACATTACCTGATCCTGTATTCATTCTTGCATAAATTTCTATGTAATCTGAAACACTTAAATTTATTACTAAAGAATTACCTGCTGAAAAAGTGCTTAAATTATTTGATCCTAAATCTAAACCCGCTTGTGGATTTGTAGCACCTCCATTTTTATAAATTCGTATTCCAATAGTATTTCCTAAATTTCCATAAGTGTAAGCCATAAAATTACATAAATAATCACCTGCTTTGCCTGAAGGTACTGTAAATTTTGAATCTGTAAAAGCACTATCAGTATCAACAACTTCTGTACTAAAAGTTAATTTTGTCCATGAGTTATCTGATAAAGTTAAACTTGATCCAGTTGCAATAACTCTTGGTGTATTAGCAACGCCTAAATTATTAGAAAAAGTACCACTACCATTACTAGAAATAATACTGTTGCCACCTGCATCTTGAATATCATTAACACGAATTATAGAACTCATTTACTTATACCTTTGGGTTGTCTGCTTTTACTTTTGCAATTCTTGTTTTCCACGCATCTATGTCT